TCACGATGACCGATGAGTCTGTGTTGATGTGGGTACACGAGGTGTTGGGCGTTGGTACGTTAAATAAAAAACCACGTAAAGGTAAACGTAAAGATGGCACCAAATATCTTATGCAATACCGATGGCGTGCTACATTCAGAGACGCGTACTATGTATGTTGTCTGATCTGGCCCTGGGCGCATACGAAGTTACCCAAAATCAATCAAGTCATGGAACATTACGATGAACATAAAATCATGGATGGTAAAGTAGTAAATCTAGATGATTATAGAAAGTTGATGAGTTTAGAATAATGTTAGATAAATACATTTATAATTTTTTAATGTTTGTAAATCATTGGTCAACTAAGTTGACAAGTTGGTCGTGGTGTATGTTATACTCTGATCGGAAAAAAGGATATGGAAACAGACGAAGACAAAAAGATAGCCAAGATACTAAAAAAGATAAAAGTGAAACCTAACTTTGGATTAACTACGATTACGACTTATGGTAAGTCTAGGTCCGGACGTGAGTATGGTGGGTTTATTAAAGAATCTACGTATAATAAAATGAAATATAAACCAACTAATCGTGGTAAGTATACTAACAAGAAAGGACCCTATGAAATCTAAAAAAGAAAAAGGTAGACAGTGGGACGGTAAATCTAGAGTCGTGAATGATTTGTATCGTAAAAACTTTGACGAGATCTTTGGTAAGAAGACTGAAGACGAGATTGAGAAAGAGAACGAAGAATACCTTGAAGAATTAAAAAATAAAATATGATAAAAAAAAGTAAAAAATACAACTACATACAAGGAAAACAACTCACGGACCCCGGAACAGGGACCAGGGTTTATGACATAGATAATTCTAGACTTCCTAGTGTGACTACTATATTAGGCGCTACCAAAGATAAAACATTTTTAAAAGACTGGATAGCTAAAAAAGGTGAAGAAGAAGCGGAACGAATCAAAAATCATTCTAGTGCACGGGGCACATGCATGCACAAATTCCTGGAACATTATGTTCTCGGCACTGGCTGTGTTGATCTTACAGCAATCGGACAAGAGGCGCGTCCCATGGCCGACAAAATTATTGAGGTGGGGCTCACACCTGTGGAAGAATACTATGGGTCAGAGGTTATGCTACATTACCCAGGCTTATACGCAGGCAGTACAGACCTTGTCTGCTTACACAACGGCATGGAAACTATTGTTGACTTCAAGCAAGCCAATCGTCCAAAAAAGGAAGAATGGATTGAAGATTATTATTTGCAGATCGCGGCGTACGCACTTGCACACGACTACGTCTACGGTAGTAAGATTGAACAAGGAGTTATCATGGTATGCACGCCTGACCTATATTATCAAGAATTCAAAACACAAGGGGCTCAATTAAAGGCCTGGAAACATAGGTTTTTGAAAAGATTGGACAGTTATCATGACCTAATCTTTGATGAGAAAGAGAAAGCAAAAGTAAATATGAACCCGGAGGATTTTTTCAATGGAGCGTAATATGAGAGATGACCTTATGGTGCAACAGCAAGTAGAGAATGTTTGGCAACATATGGTTGGTGTTATCTGTTTAAACCAGACAGGGCGTAAGAAAGTTAAGAAGGTATTACCAGGATTCTTTAATAAGTTTCCCAACGCATGGAAATTATTATTGTCAGATACAGACACTATTGCCGATATGTTAAAAGATTTAGGTATGAAAAATGTTAGAGCAAACAGGATATGGAGGATGTCTTGTGATTTTATTAATTGGGATGGTAAAGACGCAACACAATTATTTGGTATTGGTAAGTATGGTAGCGACAGCTATGAGATATTTTATAAAAATAAAATACCAGATAATGTAAATGATAAAGAACTAAAAAGATACATAAAGGAGGAACTTGATGGAGCGTGAGATATCAGGATATTATTTTGACGGTGAGAAGTCATGGATATTATACAAAGATCAAGATGGTAATGAATCAATGGAGGAATGGAAAGATGAACAATCAGATTAGAACGGTTCTAAAGAAGAGATACGAAGCAGACATTGCGGATGCTAAATATAAGATCAAATGTTTCAGTGAACATGAGATAGTAATACCAGAACACCCGGATATTACCCTGGAAGTTGACAAACTATTACAGAAAATTGCAGAGGCTGAGGATAAATTGGCAGCAATTGAGCAGCATTATGGCAAGAATGAGGCAGAGAAACAAGTACTATAGCCAATGTATATGTATGGTAAAAAAAATAAAAAAAAAAATAAAAACTACTCTAGAAATAATGTCATTCTGTCACTTTGGTCTAAAAGCATTGGTATTACTAGCTTTAGGGTAGACACTCAGGTAGACATTTTATGTCTAAGGTGACAGATTATTTTGTCTACCTATGGCAATATTTAGGATTGCCAGCACGCGAGGCATTTCATTTCTATTGTTTTTCTAAAACTTTTCACATACATATGCAGTATGCCTAGGAAGAAGAGAAAAAGAATCGTATCTGACGTATCTCCCGATATACCTTATCCGAGAGTTCGAGTGGAGTGGATTGACTGTGTCAGTGACTCGGGCTGGGCTACCGATAAAGAGTTTGATAGAATGAAGTTTGCAAAGCCTGTCAATGAAGGTTGGTTGTATTCAAGAGATAAAAATTCTCTAAAACTATTTGCTTCTTACGATAAAGATGAGGACGGTATTACTTTTGGGGATCGGACGATGATTCCGATTCCTTGGGTGAAGAAGGTAACAAAGCTGTAGGTTTTTCTGGCTCCACATCAACAACATCCTCTTCTAAAAGAGCAGCGTAGTCCTCTTCGATTTGTGCCATTTTCATTTCTAGTTGTTCTTCTGTCATGTCTTCTAATTTACCATGCTTTATTATTTTTCTGTCTATGTATAGTCCTCCTGCCTTTCCTCGATTTGTTTCAGCGTTTACGGCAGCAGAGAACGAATTCTTTTTCAAAGCGAGATTCTTAATTCTTGCTAATTCTGCGATGTGATTCTCGTAAGTCACACCAAATTTTAAATCTCTTTCTTGTTCTAGTTGGTCTTTGTACTTTACAACTAAGGGTGATAGTCTAGGATTGGTTAGTTCAGACCCCTCTTCCATACATCTCTTTGGAGAATAGCCAGCCAGCTCGGCTGCTTCTTTCTTGTTGACTGGTCCTTCAGGCCCACCAAATACAAGGTATTGGCAAAACCTTTTTTGCATTTCAGTTAATCTCTTTGGCACTCCCATGTTGACTTTTTAAGGTAAGTGTCCTATAAAGTCAATACTATGAAAGACAAGCGAACATATACTAAATTGAAAGAACACGGAGAAGACATAACACACGAAAACGAAACTAGTTTAGAAGTTTCTGCTATTACAGATCAATACAGATCTGATTTAAAAAAATATCAAGAAAGAGAATCTAAATATATTCAAACTGAAAATCAATTAGCCGGTACAAAACAAATTGTAATCAACATGGCTAAAACAATTAGAGAATTAAAAAATGAAAACGATAGTCTTAAAGCAGAAAAAGCTAGACTTATCGAAGATATTCAACTATTAGAAATGCAGATAAAAACGGATACTGAATGAGAGTTCAAGATTTACAAGAATTTTTATCTAATTTCACAAAAGCCAATAATGATGGTAGCAGACAAGGCAATGCCATTTCTAACGCAATCATAATGGTAGAAGTAAATGGTTATTTAGAAAAGGTAATTAAGATGGAAGTACACGAACACAACACACCAATTGTAGGTCACAAAGGTCATAGTGCTCATCGTTTAGTTTTAAAAACAACTAAAAAATCTAATTTTATTTTACCACCAAAACTGCAATATTAAGCGCGGTGGTTACCTTGAAAAACATATGGGCCCAGAGGCAAAATTTTACCAACAAATCAAAAAAAATTTTAAGTCATTTTCACTTATTCGACTTGAAAACTCTAGCTTACTTGGTACTCCTGATCTATTGGTCTGCAATACTTCTGGGCACTTTTGCACTATAGAATTGAAGGTAAGTAAAGGTAAGAAAATCCGATTTTCGCCACACCAAATTGCGTTCCATAAACGTCATCCACACAATACATTTATCATGGTAAAGGCCCTCGGTCCTTTACCCAAGAAAACTTCTTCAGTTTTCTTGTTCCGTGGTTCTAGGATCACTGAGCTTGCAGCTTGCGGCTTGGCGCTTGATGCCTGTGCTTGCGGCTTTACAGCTTGTCGCTTGATGCTTGAGAACCTGAACTAGGTTCTGGTTTGCTTGCGGCTTGATGCTTGGCGCTTGCGGCTTGTCGCTTGTGGCCCGGACCAGGTGCACGCTCTCCATTGGCCGTCGCCGTAGTCTCGCTAATGACCTGATCCGATTTATTACGCTTGCGTAATTCTTTATAATATTTTGGATGTCTGAACATTTTAGTGTTTGCCGTATTTAATTGTTTTTACTTCAGGATCCCAACATTGTCTACAGTCCCTGCATTCATTGTCTTGTTGAGCTGCGGGACATGTCGCGCCGGCTGTTACCACTTCTGAAGAGTTAGGCCAGGAAGCAGGCGCCGTCTGGTCTACCATCGGCGCGCTGAACCTTATGACTAAATTGTTAGGCTTGTTTGACAGGTGGTCCTTTATCCATGCTTCACGGGTCGGGAGCCAGTGACGTTTAGAAGGTGTCAACCTGCAGACACTGTAAATTTTTTTAAGGTGATCCAGATCCTGGACGTCGCCGCTATCGTGCCAGCGAAACACGTCTGGTTTTTTGCTGTTG